CTTTCTCTCATTGCGATGGCGTCGACGACGTTCAAGGGCATCCAAACCCTTGTCAATAAAGGCGCCGAGATTGAGGCCGTCGCGCAAAAGCTGGGCGCCTGGTACAGCCACGCGGCGGATATAAGACAAGCAGAGAAAGAAGCGGAAAACCCCGGAGTATTTAAAAAGCTGTTCGATGGGCAAACCGTAGAGCAACAGGCGCTCAACAGCATCGTCGCGAAAAAGAAACTCGAGGAACAGGAACACCAGATCCGGGAGAAGATCGTCTGGGCGTATGGTAACGAAACATACAAAGAGATGATCATGCTCCGCAGAGAGATCAAAGCGCGGAGAGAGAAGGCGATCTATAAGCAACGCCGACGCCAGCGGATGATCGCCGACTCGATTGTCATGGCGGTTGCGGCTTTATTCTGTGGGGGTATCATCTGGGGAGTGATATCAATCATCCGGGGGGCACCATGAAAACATTCATCGCATTACTGGCGGCGGTCTCAACAATGGCGGTCGCTCAGACCGTGATCCTGTTCGATGACGGTTTGCAATATACGCTCAGCGAAAACGAGAAAGTGTATGTCAGCGATTACTCAAAACTGTACTACCTCAAACAATACAGCAAGGGCGATATCAAGCTGACGCAAATACTGCCGACAACAAAGCGAGACTATGTGCCTGTTGAAACGGGCGCGGTGGGTTCTGTTGGTAGCCATGAATGGTGCGAAAGCTACATACCTTGGTCAGAGGGTTTGACTTGGGACATGATAACTTGGCAGAAAACGTGCGATACCAACAAAGACGGCGCTTATAATATCTGCGATTGGTATGAGCCAACAGGTCGAGCGACATTTGAGGAGCTTGAATGGCGGGATCGCTGTAACGATGGGAAGCCCTGGAATGGGGAGTGATCGCTTGGAGGGGATAATGGTGATCACGGCTTGGATGACATTGATCCCGGCGCTTTTCCTGGTTGGCATTGCCATCGGCGTTTCGATGCTGGTGTGATTCAGCTCGAGAGCTGATACAATCGCGCAAACTTCTGGGGTTGAAAAATGGACGAGACCACGAAACAGGTTGTCGACGCGGCGAGCGTCGCCACAATGCTAGGAACGCTCGGCTCGATCCTGCCGCCATTGGCGGCACTGTTCACTATCATCTGGACAGGGATCCGAATCTATGAAACCGAAACGGTCCAGAAAATCCTGGGAAGGGATACCGACGGCGAGGAGTAATTCCGGCGACTAAGGGGGGCTTATGTCGTTATTGGGAAACCTGTTCGGGTCAGGTGACGCGGCGGGGAACATCATCGATAAGACGTTCGGGCTAATCGATAAATCCTTCTACACCAAACAAGAGCAAGGCGAGGCGCTGATGAAGGCCGAAGCCGATGCTCGTCAGATGACGATCAAATGGCTGGAATCGACCAGCGGCTCCAGGCTCGCCAGGCGCGTCATCGCATTCGCCATCACCGGGGTCTGGCTCTTTATGTTCCTGGCGGCGACTGTAAGCTCTTTGGCCGCGATCTGGGTCAGCGATGTGGCGGCGGAAAAGCTCGCCGAAAGCACCGCGATCCTGGACGGTCGAATCGACACCATGACCCCGGCGGTGATGCTCATTCTCGGCTTTTATTTTGCGGCGCCTTACATGGGCGACCTCGCGAAGGGGGCGCTCCAGAAATTCGGGAACAGCGAAAAGTGACAGCCGGCGTCGACTTCAAGGTCCTGACCAAATGGCTCGAGCTTGACGAGGGCTGTAAGCTAAAGCCGTACTATTGCACCGCCGGGAAACTGACCATCGGCGTCGGTCGCAATCTCGAGGACACCGGCATCACCAGGGCCGAGGCGCAATTCATGCTCGAGGGCGACATTGTGCGGCTGATGAAAGAGCTGGACGAGCTTTTCCCAGAGTGGCGCGACCTATCGGAAACCCGACAGATGGTTGTCCTGAATATGTGTTTCAACATGGGGACATTCGGATTCCTCAACTTTAAGCGGACTATCGCGTATATGCGCGCCGAGGAGTTCTCAAAGGCCGCTGACGAGATGCTCCGCTCACAGTGGGCCGATCAGGTGGGGGATCGCGCAAAGCGCCTCTCTGACGCAATGAGAGAGGATAAACCGCCAATCTGATGATCGGGTCAGCTCCAGAGGCCCGGAATCTGGGGGCCGCGTACTATCACACCGGAAAACCATGCAAATTCGGGCACCTGGCGCCCAGGTACACCGCGAACAAATGCTGTTCGACTTGCGACTCGCTCAAACGCGCAACCCTGAGCCCGAGAGAGCGCGCAGAGCTTCGCGCCTATTGGCGGGAATACGATGCCAAGCGCGGCACTCGAGCCGATTACTGGCGCGAACACTACCGCCAGAATGCCCGGCGTCTATATGCCGCCAGGTACGTCAGACCGAAATATCGAAAAACGCACCGCCGCGCGAAAGATCGTCGGCGGCTTTACATTGAGCAAGCGAACATACTGCGCGAAAATGGATTGGTCCAGGTGGAGATCGATGCGATCTATCGCCGGGCCAGGGAGGTGACTACCGAGACCGGAATCGCGCACTCAGTCGATCACATCGTACCGCTACGCGGCGAGTTTGTTTGCGGCCTTCACGTTCCCTGGAATATGCAAATACTGACGGCTCGGGAAAATTCGTCGAAGGGGAATCGCTGGGATGATCAAGCTCGCAACAGAACAGGGTGATTTATATATTCGCTCCGGCGAGATTCTGATGCTGTTACCCGAGCGCGGTCGTCCTGGTTGTTCGATGATATACACCCAGCTTTTCCCCGATGGGCTATCGATAGATATGACGCCGGAGGAAATATATACCACGGTTCTCGAGGATGAGGGCTGGGAGGTCGAGATGGTCGAGGAGTATGAGGTCGAGGTCGAGGAGGGGGAGGAACACTTCTAAAAAAAGGCCGCTGTCAAAAGACTAGCGGCCGAACCTTTAGGAGTGGTTGATCCCGCAAAGGGAGAGCGGGATCGGTTAGATACTACTCCGAATAATCAAAGACTTCAAACGGATGGTGCGCGCCTCTTTGGCGGCGACTACGCGCTCCGGCTGGGCTTTGTAATTCCTGACCGGCCATTCCACCTGGTAGGGTCCAGCCTGCCCGAGTGTCGCGTCACCCATCGCGGTCATCACTTTGACTTCCAGCTCCTCGATCTCATCGTTCAACTGGCGCCGGTGATCGCGTAACAGCTCCAGGTGATAGATATCGTTCTCGAGGCCATTAAGCTCGACCGGAATTTCGTTTTTCTCTGCCGGCGCGATCACCGCATCGTCGACATTGACCGGCGGATAATAATCATGCTCCAGGACTCGATTCCGAAAGTCGGCACAAATCTCCGCGATCTCGGCCTGGATATCCGGGTCCGCGCGCATGATGGTAATTCGTCGCTCGATGCCGCGATGTAGTGTGACGATGATCCCAACGCTCGCGCCGGTCGCCATCATTTGCGCCTGGAGCTGGATCGGTCCGCGATACAGCGGGATCTCGTCGCTCGGCGGTGCGGTAGTGACCTTGCACTCGATGGGGATACGTCCCCGGAGCGTGATCTCGTCGGCGCCTTCAATGCGGACTGTTGCGCTTGACGCAACAACCAGCGGCCTATCAATGACCGCGATGGCGTCGCATGAGACCTCGAAATCCTCGAGCTTGATAACTGGCGGCGACTGTTGGATTTGAGTGATCCCAAGCACTTCGCAGGCGTTTGATATCAGCACCGGCTCGAGCAGATTGCCAACGATGCCGGGCTCACCAATGTCGAAGTCGTCGCTCTCGCCAGCCATTGCGCGGATCGATTTGCGAAGCTCATCGTTCGGCGTTGACCAGGGATGCCCGACTCCATGCTTCCAACAATAAAGGACCGGGATGCGCGATCCCGACATTTTGGTGTCGTCTGATAGTTTGCCGACCATATTTCACTCCCTGTTTAATAATTTGACACCTGCCCATATTACGCGCTACGCTCGCCGAGTCAATCAAAAGCGAGGGGATCACATGACCCTGGAGGAAATCATCAAGGCATTCGGCGGCGTATCGCAAACCGCTCGCGCTCTGGGCATAACCAGACAAACCATCTATCACTGGCGGCGGAAGGGTGACGTCCCGGAAGCGCGGCGGATACAGGCGGAGGTGATTCTTGCCCGACGTTCAGACTAATCGGCTCGGCCATATCGTCGACAATCTGTTTCTGCTATTCGTCGGGCTTCGCCTGGCGGAAATCATCACCTGGTCCTGGTGGTGGGTTACTGCACCGCTATGGGGAACCCTGACCCTTGCTTTTTTGTTTGCGTTCGCGAAATCGTATCGCGAGCAAACCCGGCGAGAGATTTGGAAGAAAATGAAAGCCGACCGCGCGGAGGTGAAGCCGATTCATGGGGGCGAGTAGTCGCAACAAAGGCGCCGCCGGAGAGCGCGAGCTGATCCTCGAGATCGAGCAGTGGACCGGAATCCGGCTCCAGAGGAATCTGGTCCAGGCATTCGGCGGCGGTCACGATCTGATCGGGCTCGACCATTGGGCGATTGAGTGCAAGCGATATCGAGAGATCACCAACGCCGACAAGGCTGATTTTTGGCGCCAGGCAGTCGCCCAGGCGAACAAGGTGCACAAGGTGCCGGCGGTATGCTTCCGCGCTGACCGGCAACCCTGGCGCGTCCTGGTGCCATATCCGACTGACATATACCGACTCGAAGATTTCAAACGCTCGGCGGAGATTTCGCTCGAGCTTTTTTGTGGGTTAATAAGGGAGAAAATATTGTGAGCAATGAAAAGCCGGGTTGCCGGTATCTACTGATCGACCTCTACACCGGGATGATGGATGGGATGTATTTTGATCGCGAGGTGGCGGAGATAGCGCGCAGGTCTTTAAACGAGGAGTATGAGGGGAGTATTTTTTGCATATTCGAAGGGCTATCAGATCCGGGTCATTTCGATGGGTTATTTCCCCCCAACCATCTTTTCCACGCCAACCTGCCGAAAGGCCGGCGCCTTCCAACGGAGAAAATACTGTGACCGAGAAGGCATTCATCATCAAATGCCCGGCGTCCCTGACCGATGTTCACAATTTCGTCGAGGAGCTTTTTGCGACGACGGAATTACATCGCGAGGACCGAGGGCTCGACATAAGAACAATGGACGCCAGGACAGTCCTGACCGTCCGAATTTACCGTTTTATTTCTGACCAATGGAGGAAAACCGATGCAATTATCAGAGATCAAATCGACAGCCGGGATGATAAGTCCGCCGAGGGTGCTGATTTACGGACCGGCGGGGGTCGGGAAAACGACGTTCGCGGCGTCAGCGAAAAAGCCGATCTTTCTCTGCCTGGAGGACGGACTCGGCACCATTGAGGTCGACGCATTCCCCAGGGCGAAAACCTACCTCGAGGCGCGCGGCGCGCTCGATGCGCTGATCAACGAGGAGCACGACTACCGAACCCTGGTCGTCGATTCCCTGGATTGGCTCGAGCCGATGATCTGGTCGCATACTTGCGAACAAAACAAATGGCAGAGTATCGAACAGCCGGGGTATGGGCGCGGATATGTCGAGGCGCTCCGCTACTGGCGCGAGTTCCTGGACCGGGTGAATTATCTGCGCGACGCGAAGCGGATGACGACCATCCTGATCGGTCACTCGGCGATCAAGCGGTTCGAGGCGCCCGACGCGGAGAGCTTCGACCGCTATGTGATAAAGCTCCAGGCGAAAGCCTGCGATCTGGTCTCGGAACATTCCGACGCGATTCTGTTCGCGAATCATCGATACCAAACGATCAAGACCGAGGACCGAGGCCGAACAAGGACGCGCGGCCACGGCCAGGGGGATCGCGTGATGTATACCGAGGAGCGACCCGCCTGGGTCGCGAAAAACCGCTACGGTCTGCCGCCAGAGATGGCGCTCGATTGGGCCGAATTTGCGGGAGCCCTGAAGAAATGATCGAGCCGGTATATCGTCCCTGGGCGGATACGCCGCCAACGGAGGCGGATCTGGGCGAGACTCTCGTCCTGTTATGGGATCACACTCCGGGACCGCATTTCTGCGTTGCCCGGATCGTCAAGACTCGCGGCGAATTCGTTATGGCCGCAAGTGTCGCCGATTTCCGGCGGCTGTTTCACCTGGGGCTCGATCCAATGACCCCAGATTTTTGGACCTACTACCCGAAAGGAGTGCGAAAAAATGGCATTTAATGCGAAAGATTGGGCAAGCGAAGGCAGTTCCGTCGAGCTGAAAGAAGGCTGGACCGATGCGGTGATCGATGAGGTCGTTCAGAAAACGAGCGGCGCGGGAAACCAGTATGTGTCGGTGCGGTTTAGTCTGACCGAGTTCAACGGGAAAAAACTCTGGGAAAATCTCAACGTCTGCCATCCGAAGGAAAACGTCAGGGAGATCGCCTACCGCATCCTGGCGAACATTATGAACGCGGTCGGGATTAACTCGATCCAGGACGAGAAAAACCCCGGCGAGCTTCAGCTCCATGAGCTTCGCGTCCTGGTGGGGCGCGACAGGGAGGGAGATTGGGCCGTCAAGGCGTTCGAGCCGAAACAGGGGTCAGGGGTATCCCCGGAGTTTAGAACGCCTCCAGGGGCCGCTCCGGCGCCTTCAGCGGCGGATAACGACGATATCCCGTTCTGATGAAAGGCGACCCGACACGGGTCGCTGATGCGCTGGGTCTGAGGCGGATCGGCTCCGAATACAAGGGGCCGTGTCCGCTATGCGGCGGAACGGACCGATTCCACGTTAAAACGGGAAAATCCGCCGACGTCCTGGTTCACTGCCGCCACGGGTGCAAATACAGCGACCTCGCGAGAGAGCTGGAGCGCCGGGGCATTGTGGACCGGGATGATTACACCGCACCCACGCATCGCAGGGACGACCTCGAGCTGGCTGATCACATGATCGCCGTCATGCAAGGCGCCGCCAGGCGCGGCGAAAGAATAAACCCGAGCGACCGCGATGCGGTCACGCGGCTAATAATGAAAGTGGACGAGAAAAGGGGCGCGCGATTGCGCGAATTGAGGCGACAAATGGGGACCGAAAATGGAGTGGGAAAAGGATGAGTTTTTCTGGGAGCGATTCAAGGCGAGCAAGCTCGCGCGGTTCGACCCGAATGAGGGCTGGGATTTTAAGATAGAACAGCCGCAATGGGTGCTCGAGAAACTGATTCCGGCGCGCTCGATTGGCATGGTCTACGGGCCGAGCAACTCGGGGAAATCGCACATCATCTGCGATCTGATCGCGGTCATGCTTCACGGAAAGACCGAGTGGCAAGGTCGGGAATTGCGGCCGGGGCCGGTGCTGATGTTTTCGGAGAGCCTGGGGCATATTCAGGCGCGGATGAAAGCCTATATCACGGCGGTCCCTGGGGATCTCGAATTCAAATTTTACTCACTGCCGAATCTGTCGCTCGACATACGGGACATTGATCTGGTTCAAGCCTGGATTGCATCGATGGACGAGCCGCCGAGTATGCTGATCTTCGACACCCTGGCGACGGCGTTTTCGTTTGACGAGAACGACAACCGCGAGGCGTCGAAACTGATCGCGATGCTCGAGAGCAAAATCCTCCCGCTACTGCCGCCACACTCGACGATCATCATCGTCCACCACACCAGCAAGGTGTCGGAGGGGCGGTCCGCCAGGGGCGCGTCGGCGCTGATTGGGAACATCGACTATTCGATAAATGTCATGTATGACAAAAAGCAAAACCTGACGATTGCGACCTGGGAAAAAGATCGCTGGCGCCTGGTCGAGGAGCCGCCGGTCTGGGCCGGCACCATGCACCGGGTCCCGGTCGAGTTCGAGAACGGGTCCGCCGACATATCTATCCTCGATTGGAAACCCTACGATTCCGAAGCGGCGGAGCTGGCTGATCGACTCGCCGAGGAGATAAAGAACCAGAGCATTCGCGACGAGGTGATTGAATTGATTGAACAAAACATCGGCGGATACGTTCACACCAAACCGGGCGCCAGGGTGCCGGCGGGCCATTCCGCCATCGCGTTCCCCGACAAATACAAAAACCGCCGCCAGGAAATTCACGATTTTATTCGCGAGAAATTCGACACCGCTGACGTCGTGACAAGCCACGGGAATGTTACTGGCTTCACGGTCATCGGGAGGCGTTGAAAACGGCTTAGGTATGCGGAAAACTAGGGTAAGTGTAAAATATGTTTACGAAATGTTGTCGAAGTATCATTCCCCTATATATAAATATATATCGACAACATTTTCACAAGACACCCTAACCGGGGGCTTTATCAGCACCCCGGCGCCCTTGGGGGGCGCCTGGGGGAGCAGACAAACCCTATCCCGGAAAGGAGTGTCTAGTGTCCCCGGCGGAACAATTTACAGATGGGTCTGAACGTCGACACAATCGCGGTGATTCGCGCCCTGGACGAGGCGACCGGG